CGGCCCGAGGTGATCCGCTGCCAGTGCGGCTGCGACGGCTCCCGTCCGATGCTCTCCAGGATCGTCTGGCGACCACCGGCCAGGACCAGCGAGGTCGAGGCGCCAGCCACGCGAACGAAGCCGTTGCGGGTGGCGGCCTGGGGCGACATGCCCGCGCGGCGGGCGTCGAGGGTGCCGAGCAGGCCGCTGCCGCGCAGCGAGTCGCGGATGACCCCGGAGGGAAGCGGGGGTGGCGTGGCCACGTCGAGCGGGCCAGGTACGCCCTCGACGCTGCGGAAGAGGCGCAGGTAGCCGGCCGCCAGGCCGACCGAGTCACCGTAGCGCGCCTGGACGAGCAGCTCGGCCGCCAGCAGGAACTGGTCGAAGCTGGCGAACTCGCTGACCTCGAAGAGTGGCCACAGCAGCGCCAGGTCGCGGATCAGGACGGCGCGCAGGGCCACCTGTGCGAGGCGGTGCTGCTGGGTGAGCAGCGCCCCGGCGGCCGTCGCCGCCATCAGCCCGCGCCGTTGCCGCTGGCCATGGGCTGCCCGGGCGCCGGCATGGGCACGCCGCCCGCCTGGCGCTCGAGCAGCGAGGTCAGGTTGGCGAAGGCGTCGCCCGTCTTGGCGGCGGCCTTCCAGCGCTCGATCTCCTGCTGGCTGACGCCGGGGATTCGCTCCCACAGCTCCTGGGGCGGGATGCCGAGCATGGTCGCCATCTTGCCCAGCGCGTCGGCCACCTGGGCCAGCGAGCGGGATTCCGTGTCGCGCCAGCGGACGTAAGCGGCGGGATCGGTCTCGGCCTTCATCAGCTGCGAGGCCAGGCCGAGCGCCTGCTCCCAGGCCTCGCCCATCACCGTCTCGATCTCGGTGACGGCACGCTGGTGCGACGCCTCAGCCGCGGCGAGGGCCTCGGCCGACAGGTTGACCAGCTGGCCGAGCAGCTCGTGCGCCGGGGTCTGGCTGATGCTGGCCAAGTGGCGCAACGAGGACTCGCGCGAGTCGATGTAGCCCTTCAGCTCGGTCTGTCCGAACTCGCCGACCTCAACGTCGGTCTTTGAGTCCTCGAAGGTCCACAGCTTCGACGCCGAGGCCTTCAGCTTCAGCTCCTCGGACTCGGCCAGCCAGCCGATGACGTAGCGCTGCCGGAAGGCGCCGTAGTGCTGCGCCACCATCAGCCCGAAGGTCGTGACGTTGATCTGGTCCTGGAGCGGGATGAGCGGCTCGACCACGCCGACCACCGGGTCGTCGAGGTCGTCGGTCTCGCGGAAGCGCACCACCGGCACGACGTCGGCGCCATGCAGCGCCAACGACTGGAACTCGACCTTGTCGCTGTCGCCGTCGGCGCCCTTGAGTGTGTAGACCGCCTCGTCGTCGAACAGCCGCCACAGGCCGCCGGTGCGTCGCTCGAGCGCCGCCTCCGGCCAGTCATCGTCGCTGCCGTAGACGACCGTCATGCTGCGCGGGCTGTGACCGCGTAGGACCGGCACCGGGTCGCCGGGCAGGACGGTGACGTATGAGGCGCCGAAGCTGACGCCGGCGCGGTGCACGCCGACTTGGCGGGCGTCCATCCGGTTGCGCTGCCAGACGTCCCAGGCCGGCTCGTTGTCGGCCTCTCGCGGCCTGCGGAAGCCGTCGACGTACATGGCCTGCACGCTGGCCTGGACGACGAAGCGCAGCATGTTGACCCGGCTGATCTTGGCCAGCTCGCGCACCTCGGTCGGCACGGAGGCTGGCAGCCAGCTCAGGCGCTGCTTGTCGGTCAGGTAGTTGTGGATCCGGTCCAGCCGCCGCTTCTCGCGACCACGGACCTCGAGCAGCTCGCGCGCCTTGGCGACGGCGGCTTCGGGTGAGAGCGGCATCGGGCCTCCTAAGCGAACGACGCGCGCCCGGTGCGGGTGCGCCGTTGACGGTTGGGCGGGAGTGAGAGGTAGGCGCGGCGTGCCATGCGCGATAGCGTGCCGGCCGACAGCGCGTCGACCTTGCGCTTCGATTCGCGGTGTTCCTTGCCGAAGGTCACGCCCCAGGCGTTCGGACGGCGGCGGGCGTTATGGACGTGCTGGCGGACGCGCGGATCCCCGTCGTGGTGGAAGGCGGCCTCGACGATCTCGTCGGCCATGCGCATCGCGCCGTCGACGGTGAACTCCTTGCCCCGGATGCGCATGTCCCAGGCGATCGGGTGACGCACCGAGGCCTTGACGCACAGGTCGGCGCCCAGGTCGTCGGCCCAGCGGTCGACGTAGCTCTCCCATTCGGCGAGGTCGGAGAAGAAGGCGACCACGTCCTGGCTCTCGAAGGCACCGCGCACCGCGGCGTCGATCAGGTCACGCGGTGCCTCGCCGCCATGGGCAACGGGATCCCAGACGCCGAGTGTGAACCAGGCGCCGTCGCTGATGCGGGTCGCGATCAGCGCGCAGTGGTCGTCGCTCTTCGAGCCATCATAGCCCAGGGCGACCAGCTCGCCGGGCAGCAGCTGCAGCTCGGGGTTAGCCAGGGCGTCCCACTGGTGCGGGGCGGCCCAGGCGTCCTCGGCGGCCACGATCTGGTTGAGGTACTTGCGACGCGCCTCGCTGGGCGTGGTGCGTGGATCCCAGACCTCGGCCACCAGGCGGTCGATGTCTAGCCAGACCGATCCGCCGCGCGCCAGGGTCAGGCCCCGACGCAGCGAGGTCTCGTCGTCGAGCAGGGTGTCAGGCGGCGCCTCGAGCGAGTCGTACAGCACGCCGGTGGCACGGCTGCGGCCCTGGGCGATGGCCTGGTAGGCGTCCCACTCGCGCTCGCCGATCGAGTCGAGCCCGGGAACGTGGGCGTTGCACAGGCTCAGCGCACGGGCCGCGCCGTCGCGGCTCTTGGCCAGGTTGCCGTCGATCACCTCGGCCATGTCGTGGCCTTCGTTCGATGACAGCCAGTTCTGGATCTCGTTGCGCAGGACGAAGGTCGAGCGCGGGCCCTCGGCGGACAGGGGCGAGCTGGTGATCGCCTCGATCACCGAGCTGCCGCCCTCGATGTGCACGATCTCCTTGTGCACGTCGACCGCGAAGCGCTCGCGGGTCGCCTTCGGGATCAGGCCGGGGAACAGGCGCATGGTGGTGCGCGTCTGGTCGCGGCTCACGGCTGCGACCTGCACCCAGGCTGCCGACTGACGGATGCCGTGCCCGTCGGGCCCGACGCGGGAGGGACCGAAGGCCTCGACCGCGCACAGGATCGCGCCCATCGGGTCCTTGCCCCAGCCCTTCATGCGACGCAGCGTGCCGCGGCGATAGAGCCAGCGCCCGGCGGGGTCGAAGGCGTACCACCAGGCCAGGAAGCGGAACTGCTCCGGGGTGAACTCCCAGGGGCTGCCAGCGTTCGGGCCGTCAGGCTGGCGCAAGTGGTCCCAGCACCATTCGGCGATCTGCTCGGCGAGCGTGCGCTCCGGGCGGCCGGTGGGCCCGACCCGGATCGCGTCAGCCAAGGGCCTGGCGGTAGCGGTCCATGACCGCCACCTTGCCGTCCTCGGTCGCCGGCTCGTCGGGGACGCGCTGGACCTCGATCCGCATTCGGCGGCGGGCACCCTCGGTGGAGCCGAGCTGCTCGGCGCCGGCGAGCCAGGCCTTGAACATCTCGGAGCTTGGCTTTGGCGACAGCAGCAGCTGCGACAGCATCTCGGCCAGGACACGCGCCTGCTGCCAGTCGGAGGGCTCGTAGTAGCGGCTCTGGCCCGACTGGCCGAGCGACCGATACCAGGCCCTTGCCTGGCGATGCCAGTGGCCGGCGGCCGACGGCCGGTGAATCTCGCCGGGGACCTGGGGCCGGTCGGGCTGCTCGGCTGAGGTGCGATGGCCAGCTTGCGCCGTTGAGCGCTTGGGGACGGGTCCGCGCGTGCCCATCAGGACACCGCCTCGGCCGCGATCAGCGGGTGCGCGGGATCGACTTCTGCCAGGGCAGACTCGAGCTCGACGATGCGCCGCTCGTACCAGGTGCGCAGGAGCATCTCGGCGTTGTTGTCGTGATGGCTGACGGGCTGCAGGTGCATGACCGCGACACAGAGCCGGTTCGCGCAGACATGGTGCACCGGCTCTCCCCGGAGAGGGCCATAGACCCCCTCGGCCACCACACGATGGACGCGGAAGGATCGACGGCCCACTCGCAGTTCACCATATCCGTGTCGGTCTCGCAGTCCCTGCCACAGGACACACTCGCCGCGCGGCACGCAACGTGCCCAGATGGCCTCGAGGAGGAGGTCCGTCCGGCCGTCCTCCAGGAACCGTCGAATATCTCCTCGCTGGTCTAGCTGGAGCGATAGTTCCAGCTGACGCGGCCGCGCCTTGGCCTTTTGCGCGCAGGACTTTGAGCAGAAGCTCGCGTCGCGTCGCAGGCTGGCAGTGCAGAGCGGACAGCGGCGCTCGTCAGTCCCTCGCCGGTATGCCGCCTCGCGGCAGTCAGGGCACCACTTCGGGCGCGTGCCTCTTACGATGGGGCGGGTGAACTGGTCGCCACATGAGTGGCAGCCGAATACCTGGTCCATGTCGGTCCTCGTGTGCCGTGTCGGCAAAAGCTGGGGACGGGGGTCCACCGTGCCGGCGGACTCCTAAACTCGGGAGCGGTCTTTGGTGCTAACCCTGCCGGTCAGGGCGAGGAGGGGAGAGAGGCCCCCCTGCCAGGGGGTACACACCCTGTCTACGACGAAGCGGCCGAGTCTACGGTCTACGGTCTAGGCCCCCCCTAAAGGGGGGGGGCCGTCGTAGACTCCGTGGTTGTCTACGAACTGTCTACGACTTGTCTACGAACCTGAGCGTGGGCCTCCTCCCCGTAGACTCACCGTAGACTGGCCATCAGAGCATCCCAGGATGACGCTCGGCAGACCGACGGCGGGGGGGCCTGGCGGCCTGCGCCTGACGTCCAGTGCGGCTGGCATGGCAGGTCGAGCAGGCCGAGCGCAGCATCTCGGGGCGGTGGTCATCGACGGCGAGGTGGTCTACCTCGGTGGCCACCCCGGTGCAGTCGCGCCCCCGGATCTGGCACTGCCACCCGTCCCGCTCCAGCACCCTCAGCCGCAGCTTCGCCCAGCCGGGGGGGAGTGGTCTACGGCGCCGGCTGCTCGACGACACCCCCCACCTCCTTGACTCCTGAATGGGGGGTTATAGATCATCGGGGCGCCCGCCGTGAGGCGGGAAGTGAAGCCTGCTGGCGGACATAGCGATTCCGTTGTGCCAAGGGAAGACGCTGGATACGACGAGGTAGCCGGGCGGCAATAGCTCGCCGAGTAGCTAGACCGCCAGCCCCCCCTCCTCCTGAACCCCGTCCGCCCCAGAGGGCGATCGATATGAGATAGACGATGAATCGAGTCACGCTACGCCCTCCTGCCTCCGACGCTCCCAGTGGGTGGGAAAGATGACCATATCGGCCTTGGTTTCCAAGCTCTCACAGCCCTTTAGTGCTCCATAGCAGAGAACTGTGGCCGGCTCGACGAGCTCAAGCATTCGCTCGAGTCCAGATCGGAATAGCTCGACGCTGAGAGGGTCCGTAATGCCGTTCGAGGAGATCGCTACCGTACCGCCGCTGGGGAGGCCCTCAAAGAAGAAATCGAGTGGCTCGCTCCACCCTATGGTCGGGATCACCCGGATACCGCGAGATTGCCAATAGGCTCCCATCCAGCGGTTACGGTAGGTCTGCCAAAGAAGGACCGGGAGAGGCATCTCGCGGTAGGTCGAGAAATCGGGCGTAAGAACCCCGCCGGCGACGCGGAGCCTCTCGAGAGTATCGAGCGGGTGCCGCCATACGTTCTCGAAACGATAGTCATCGACGAAGAAGTGCACCGCCGAATCTGCCTCGTAGTCATTTCGATTATGGAAGG